GATATTTTGTTTGGTATTTGTTTCTTTCTAGAATATGGCTTTCAACCATATTCATAACATCGCTGTTAAAATCGGAAGAGGCAGGAACCAACTGGCCTATAATTATACCTATTGCATCATCAAACCATTTATAGTAATCAATATACTTTTCTATGGTAGATAAATTTGACACTCTTTCAAAAAATGAGTGCCTAAGTTTTTCCATGTCTTTATATCTTTCACGATATCTATTAACTGGATCTCCAATTATATTATGAAAATCAACAGCACCAGCAAAAAAGTTTATCATTTCAGATGAAACTGAATCGTACAAACTTTTCTCTAGCGTGAAAACATAATTTGGTACCGTTTCAGCGAGATCTAATACTTCATCATCATCTGATAAAATGTTAATCATTTCACTAGCAACAACTTGCTCAGGATCTAAGAAGTTAAATGCATTTATTCTCTCTGTAAGAGATACTGTATCCGAAGATGATTCGAAACCGTAGCCGTATCCACTGTGTTGGAAACCGGCTATATTTCCGGCCCAATCATAATTATTTCTTATTGTAGCGGATCCTGAACTATAATCTTGTACTATAAAGTTTCCACCTGCATTGGAAGCTGTTACATTTTTAAACGTCCAACTTAGCGCTAGTGTCTTTTTGTTTGTTATATCGGCATCAGTTGTATTTAATGGATCTATTGGTGCTATATTGGAATATGAATCAGAAATACCAACATTTTCATCTCCAAAAGCATGTATATTTAAAGAATTGTTATCAATGTATTTTGCCCAATATCTTGCATTTAATGCTTGAACATCTGAATATTGCAACAATGCGCCAGTTAAATTAGTTCTGCGGGCACCCACATACATTCTTTTGGGCGCTCGTAAGAAGTTTGAGCCAGAATCATGAGATATTGTTCCTGTAAGTTCAAACGAATTCGTAATCGTACCCAGTTGGTTGTTTACGCCTCTAAAAACAACGTCGTAAGTATTTGACAATGAGCCGGATACCATACCGGCATTTGGATAATCTTTTGGTTTAATTCTGACTGAAATATTCCAGTGAGTTTCATCATACACATCAAAGAATGTACTACTTGTTAATTCAGGTAAAGGAAACGGACTGTTTGAGGATGTAAGTTTGAAATATACATTCGAAGAATATGGTTTGTCTCGAACAGCAAAAACTTGAAAGTTTGCAGGATCTGTTGCTAATAATGTAGTATCGGAGCCATCCAGAGAGTCATTTGAACCCGTATCAACAGTATGGACACCAAATAGTGATATTTCTTTAAAGTTTCTTTCAAACTTATCTTTTCCTAAGTAAAACCTAGGGAACATTACATCAAGTTCAGCAGTTGCTCCATAAAATTGTTCTGGGCCTGTATCTCCAGAACCTTGAGAGCCTGAAATAAATCCAGATGATTCGTCGTTAGCTGCATTTTTTGCCTGATAAACAACCGCGTTATAGTTTCCTGCAGTGTTAAAGTTTATCGTGTTTTTCTCTATTGCTGTTTGTTTTAGATTTGTTTTTATTTCATAGGTTGCATTTTTGTTATGAGTCTTGAATTTTATAAGATCGTCGTTCAAATTAAAGCAACGAAACACATTTCTAATTGCCTTTTCTGTACCTTTTGATTTATAGATATTTGTTAAGTTATTGTATAAGTTAAGGTAAACTAGGTTTTTAATTTCTGTTAAATTATTTTCAAATAAATCTTTCTCAGTTCTGTTTAGGACTCTTTCTAAAATTGTGGCATCAACAAACAAGTCCGGTACGTATAAACCCATCGATGTTGGTAAATGCGATGCAAAGGGCACAGGAGCACTAGAAGCAGTTGTATATGTTAAATGCTTAAATTTAGGAAGCTCAGAAGCCATCAAGTGTATTTTATCAAAATACATTCCTGCAATATGGGAGATAATTTTTAAATTTTTGTTCTCGGTTACATCATGATCATCCAAAACCCAAGCCGGCATGTAATTTATAAACGCAGCATTGTTATTTGCATCATATGCGGAGCCAGTAGTTTTTAAATTGTTTTTTAGGCTTATGAATTCAGGGTGAACTTTTCTAACAACTGGTTCTAAATATTCTTTACTAGCAGCATTTGACAACACCATAGCTGAACCTGTATTTCTGGAGTTACTGTCGTATCCTGTCCAAAGTCCATTGGTCATTCTTCCAGCATAGTCTAAGACTACACTATCAACGCTAGTTGAATTGGTAATTCCCTCATTAAATTTGTAGTATACACCTAATTCTGTATTTGAAATATCTGTATTGGCACCACCGCCGACATTCGTAAAATATCTTAAACCAATTTGTCTAGAATTTCTATTAACTTTCCAAAATCTAAATTCATCAATGGACGCACTGAGTGTTCCATCCCCAGCAATAGCAGATGAGCCAGACGGCGCAGTGACTAAACTGCCCAATCTTGCAATCATTGCAGGCATTGTTATTTCAGATATGGCAGACGATGCATATCTATTTGTGTCGTTTAATTGGCCATTAACGTGTAATTTAGCAACAAACGTGCTTCCTGTGTTGTAGAATCTAAATGCGTAGTGTCCCCAATCTTGTAAAGTTGCAGTCGTAATATCTTGACCTATTGATTCTAAAAACACAGAAGCCGATACTGTACCTGATTGAACTGTTATAAGAAATGGACTCGTACCACTGGTGCCATCTAATTCAATGGTTATTCTACCGTAAGAGTCAGACGACGTTGCTTCGTTGTTCCAAATGTCTAAGATTACTTCTTTCTCGGTATCAGAAGTATCGAATGCTGCTTTTTTTAACCAAAATTCAGCTGTTACACCATTATCAAAATTCGATTTAAGATTTGATTCTCTGGTGCCTTTGGCAAAATCACTGGACATACCAGCTGTTCTATAAATTGTCTGGTCATAGATGTTAG